GGCACCTATTGGTGGTCAAACACCAACTTGAAAGCCTTTAAAATAAAGCGGCAGGGCAACCGCTTGAAAAAGCCCATTAATTTGTTTAAGATCGTAGTAAGTTACTTAGGGGCCGGGTGTAATGCCCGGCACTTTAAAAAATCAACAATGATAACAGCTATCATCATGGCAGTGGCAATAGACACCACGCCTTTAAAGCCTCTTCCTGTTTTACTTCCTCATCCAGTTAAATCGGAGGTAAAAAAAGAAAAGGAAAAGCAAGGGGATAAAAGGAAAAGCAAGGATATTTCAAATAATAAACTTGCCTGATTCCCAATAAGTTTTTATATTTGTGAATCGATATTCGACGGGACGTGGAACCTCCATTGCATATCTTAATTGGGATTATAATTTGTCAGAAATGCTCGGCGGTTCCACACCTTTAGCCGGGCATTTTCTATTTAATCACAAACCAATTAAAGATATGCAAGACGCACCAAAATTCGTTGTTTATCCAATTTCTCAATTGCAAATCTACCCTAAAACAGGGATGATAAAAGTCAAGGGGGTTGTTTTTTCTCCTGAAGATTTTTTGAATTTGTCGCACCTGATAGCCACTGTATGCGCGGATAAAAATTGTATCAATAAGATCGAAGCCATCAATGCTTGGTTTTATAACCATCAAAATATTGGCAAATGAACAATACATACGGACAGCTTCCAACCGTCGTACGACACGACAGCCGCGTTTCAGATTTTCAATGTAGGCTTTACGCTGAGATTCAAAGCCTTTCAAACAAATACAACTACTGTTTTGCCAGTAATCACTACTTAGCTAAGGCTTTTGGGAAAACCTCTGAAACGATCAGCCGCGCAATTTCTGGATTACAAAAGCTGGGCTATTTGAATGTAGTTATTGAAGATGGGTACAAGCGAAAAATAAAAGTCAAAATGGACTTTTCGGATATGGATTGGGTTGATGAAAATGTCAAGGGGGGTTGTCAAAAAGAACAAGGGGGGTTGTCAAAAAGAACAAGGGGGGTTGACGAAAATGTCAACCATAATAATATAATTAAAGAAGATAAGTATAATAAGATAATAGAAAACAAACCTGACCTCTCAAAAATTGAAATTGTAAAGGAGGTAATTGACTGCCTCAACGCCAAAGCCAACACCTCATTCAAGGCAACGACGAAAGAAACGATGCAATTTGTGTTGGCTCGGCAAAAAGTTGACGGTTGGGAGTTGGAAGATTTTAAACTGGTCATTGACTTCAAAGTAAACGATTGGGGTAAAGATGACCGGATGAAGCAATACATTTGCCCATCAACGCTGTTTCGTGCTTCAAACGCTGAGAAGTACATGCAAGCGGCAAAAGCTTGGAAGGAGAGTTCTAAAGTAGGTCAAAATGGCCAAATCCGATACAGCAAAGAAGAGAAGATCAGCCTGATGAAGTATGACCGGATATTGCCAACGCCAAATCTGAATAAGGTATGAAACAGCACCTACAAACCCGTGAAGAAAAGCTTTCAACTTTCGTCTTTGGCAAAGTTCCACCCCAGGCCATACCGCTTGAGAAAGCTGTTTTGGGTGCATGCTTGATTGACAAAGAAGCCTATCCGGTACTTTTGGGGATCGGAGTCAACGAAAATACTTTCTACCTAGATCGCCACAAGCGGATCTATCTGGCAATGCAAAGCCTCTACCGCAAAATAATGTCCATCGACTTATTGACGGTCACGGAGGAATTGAAGCGGTTGAACTTTTTGGATAATGATTTAAGCCCTTATGAGCTTGTTGAGTTGTCCAATAAAATTGCAAGCTCTGCAAACATTGAATACCATAGCCGAATTTTGCGCCAAAAGGAAATGCGTCGGGCTGCTTTACAGTTTTCTTACGACTTGGCGCAAAAGGCCTATGACGATACACAGGACGAATTTGATGTGCTGGAATATGCACAAAAGGCGGTGTCTGAAATCTCAAGCGTTGTTTCTTCAAAGCAAGAAAAGACCGGGGAGCAAATAGGGGATGGGGCCAGAAAGCAAATCAACGAGCAGCGCAACGGCGGGATCTTCGCAGGGCTAAAATGCGGCATTGCAAACCTGGATCGCAAAACTGGGGGCTTTAAACCTGGTCAATTGATCACACTTGCGGCTCGGCCGGGTATGGGAAAGAGTAGTTTTGTAACTACCATTATCCGAAACATGGCAGCCGAAGGTGTAAAATGTGGCCTATTCAGCTTTGAAATGACCAGCGAGGAACAGTTTTTTAGGATGGTAGCTCAGGAAGCCCAATTAAATTTATCTAAGTTGGTCAATGCGGCCACGATGGACAATAGCGAATACGCACGTTTCCTTGCCGCCTCTGAGATTATTGAGGGCTTTCCGGTCGTATACTATGATGGGAGTCCAGATTTTGCCGTGGTGACCTCTAAAATCCGTTCAATGGCAGCGCAAGGTTGTCAAATTATCCTGATTGACTACCTGCAATTGATGAAAAACGGGGGCAAGTTCAGGGAGCAGGAAATTTCCGACATGACCAGGGACTTGAAAGGTTTGGCAAAAGAGTTGAAAGTACCGATTATTCAAGTGTCCCAGCTTTCAAGGCAGGTTGAGATCAGGGGAGGATCAAAGCGGCCCCAACTTTCGGACCTCAGAGAGAGTGGAGCAATTGAACAGGATAGCGATTTAGTGACCTTCATTTATCGCCCTGAATACTACCAGATTTTTGAAGACGAACACGGAAACAGCACAAAAGGACTCGCTGAAATCATCATTGCCAAATTCAGAAACGGAGAGCCTGGAACGGTACTCACTAGGTTTGTGAAGGAGCGCACAGAATTTCAGTATGACTCAAGTTTGGACGATGACTACGAAGACAACCAAATTCAATTACCCTTTTAAATAAAATCTATGCTAACCGAAATTCTAATCAAACCATTTATCGAAGGCCTTGAGCGTGAAGGCATCGAAGACACAACGCCCTACGAACAGGGGTTTTTAGCTGGAATGGCGGCTTTATCTTCAATTTTATCTGAGAACATTGACAATCAGCCACAGCTTTTTACTTATCTTGGAATGGCGATAAGCGAATGCCAAGAGTGGGTTGAAAGTCAGGTGATCGAATCGACTGAAAGGCTAGAGAAAGCATTTAGGGAATTTGAAAAAGTATTTCCTGATGTACACGATCAACCACAAGGGGTTTGCAAAGATTGGCTTGATCTTGCCAATAAACTAGCAAAAAAAGCGGAAGAGGAAACACGCGAAAGGCAGCCAGCACCAAGCAACGCAGGCAACGAGATTGTGTCAACCGAAGTTTACACGCTGGAAGAGTTCAACGAAAAATTCAAACCATTTATCGAAGACCTTGAGCGTGAAGGCATCGAAGACACAACGCCCTACGAATTGTGCTTTATGGCCGGAATGGCTTCTTTGTCCTCAATTTTAAGCGACCATATTGACAATCAGCCACAGCTTTTTGTTTATCTTGGAATGGCGATAAGCGAATGCCAAGAGTGGGTTGAGAGTCTTTTCCCCAAAGAATCTCCAAAGTCAAATGCTGCCCCAGGAAAAGAGCTAAAATAATTTTACAAACAAACTTTACCAAAATGGCAAAAGAAGAAAGCGGCGGCTTAATATCCCCGCAGGAATCCAAAGAAGAATTTATTTTTAACCAAAGGGTTGAAATCGACGGAATCGCCTCAGATATGCAGTGCAAATTGACTTTTGACCAAACCAAGGGCAATATCAAAATTACCGCATGTGTCACCACCAAACAGTTGAGCTTTGACGAACAAGGCAAAACAATTGCTTTGAGCTTGTGCGCGCTACAAATGAAATCAGCCTACGAAAAGGGCTTGGAATTGAAACGCGAATTTCTGGAAGCCAAAAGCAATTACGACCCCGACCAGGGCGAACTACCATTCGGAGGCGATGACGACGGCGCATTTGTAACTTTTGGACTTGCTGGCAGTGCGGAAACAGATTAAGTTTTCATCTAGCGTGAACTACAAAGGCCGTCTTCCACCGCACATTCAAGAACAGCTAGAGGAATCTTTAGCTGCTCACTTTGGGGGCGGCCTTGTAGAAATCACGATCAGGGGCGTAGAAAGGCAGCCAGAAAAATGGCGAAAAATGTACTACAAGCTCCAAATTTTACCCGCCTTTGTTTACGGGCTTATGAAAGCCGGGAACCAGGTAGACCCGCACAATATGGAACACTTAGACAGCGCAAACGATTACCTATCCAGAACCATTTTAGGAGAACATGAAGAAACCAACGCCATCGGCCAAAAGCTCAAGATCGCAAACGACCCGGAAAAGTTATCCGACCGGGACTATGCGGGGTTTGTCGCCAAAGCCGAAGCGGAAATATTCAGCCTCTTTGGGTTCCAGGTTGCGCATTTTCAAAAAGAGGAAGCGAAGTGGGAACAATACCAGCGCGCGCCAATGGCTGTACATAATGGCGAACATCCCGTACGTATGGACGGTGAAAGTTGGGATAACCGGGAGTCCGGGGTTACGCCTGGGCCAAGTGAACGAGACGAACAAGGGATTTGATTTCTACATCTTCAAAATCCGTATACCTTTTGCTTGGCAGGTGGAGCAATGGGTTCACGAGAAAATGAGTTGGGCGAGGGTGTACGGTTTTGAAGGTAGTGGAAGGACGGAAAGATTTTGGTTTATTGCGATTTTCCCCACTTTATTTGGTGCTTTTTTTGTGATTGCGGTAGAGTGGGGGACTTATATTTTTATCACCATTGCCCTTTTGTGGGCATCTAAAAATTGTACCTTATGATTCTCAACATATTTTTTGAACTGATCATAATTGTTGCAGTACCTTGGTGTATGTCCGATTTGAAACTGTTTAAAAAGCGGGTGAAATGAACGACAAATTCAACAGTGACCGCAAGCTAGTTTGGGCATTCAGGGCTATCTTTCCCGAAGCATCAGGTGAAATTAAAATAGTTAGCTCACTTGACGGCAAAGCAAATCCGTTTCATTACGCCCAAAACAAAGAAAACCGCCTCAAGGTATTTCACGACAGGGTAGAAGTTTGGGAAAAAACCCACATCAAAAACCCGGTGAAAACTTTGGAGTTGACAAAAGATACCATTCAAGCCCTAAACAAACTGTATGAAGCGGATTCAATACTTTGAGATACCCGGGAAGCCGCCAAGTACAAACGAGGTCTTGAGCTTGCTTTACGGCAAATGGGGGCCGGATAAGTACGGAAGCCTCAAAGAGGAATGGGAAAAAAAGGTTTGTGATTACGCATTCCTTCACAATGTCAAATCAGTCGAAGAAGCTTGTGCGCTTATCTTTGTTTGGCATGAAGAGAACAAGCGACGTGACCATGACAACGTAGCTGGGATGTCCACAAAGTTTATCTTGGACGGACTCAGATCAAGCCCGGTTTTTGGAAACGACGGCTGGAAATGGGTAAACGGAGGCATTCTCCATAAAACCATTTTGGCAGTAGATAAAAAACCAAAGGTTGGGGTGTACATTATGGAGGGAATACCCATTGACGTAAATTTTGCAAAGCTCAAGGCACAGATTTGGAACACGCCTTTGAAGTTTAAGGCGAATAGTTGACGCTCAAAATTCACAACAATGCAAAAAGGAACGACGGTCTGGGATGACAGGGAAACGGGAATACACGCCAAAGCAGATGCCGAAAGACGCGTACTTTGTAACTCAAGCCGACCTAAAAAAAATGGTGTACAATTTAATTTTTTTCACAACTCATAAACTATCAACCATGCAAGACAGGATTTTGATTGAAGACGAAGATTATTATGAATTTGTAATGAGGGCAACTTTTGATGATGAGGAATTTTGCCTTAAATTCTATGGGTCAGAAGGTCGGGAAAGGAATTTTTCAATTGATCTAACTCCTCATGCACTTGTTCCTCTTAGAGACTTCATAAACAATTACCTTAACCAGGCTTGTTTTTTTGATCAGTTTGACACTCTTGAAAAATTCATGGAGGAAAACGAAGAAGGGGAACAAGAAAATCCGTAACTTTGGTGAAAATCAACACCATGTCGGAAATTACCTTCAACCATAGAAGAATTGCAAAAACAGGCAAGAGCACTTTATCTACCTTGGAAACAGGGGGTAAGGTGCTTTTCTTTTTGCTGGAAGATTTACCCGCGTTCGATCAAAACCAGAACGGGACACCGGACAAGATCAAAGGCAGCACCGCAATTGAAGCAGGGGAGGGGTGGCTAGTACCTTGGTTTGCAGGTAAGTTCTACGAAAAGGCCAAGACCAACAAGCAGGACTTTGCTTTGGCCTTGCAAATGGTCAAAGGGGTAGATCGCTGGGGCAAGGTGATTACCCACGGCAATATCCGAGTGCATACCGGGCTTGACATTATCCACACCGATGGTTGCCCGCTGACAGGGGCCAAACCGCATATCAACAAAGCGGGTAACTTTGCCTTTATATCTGGAAGCTCAGGCGATGCGTTCAACGGCATTTTATACCCGATGCTTCGTAAGATATGGGAACCAGGGATGAAAGATTTTAAAGTTCCTGTAAAGTGGGTTGTTGACGAACATTTTTAACCTATCATAACCGAACCGAAAGTGAGCTTAAAACTATTGATCAAAGGAGACGAAGAATGCAGAGCGCCGTGGTTTTACCGGACACTCCCAATTCTTCAAATGGTGCAACGATCAGGGATCACACACCAAATTATTGGCCGGGGAACACAGATTATTTATGACAACAATCTACCGTGCTTCAATGCGCTGTTTATTCACTTGCCTCACACCAAAGAAGACTACGAACTGATTGAACGCGCTGCAATTTGGGGCTTGAAAATCTGGATTGACTTGGATGATAATTATTGGGAAATACCGCCACTGAACCGCGCCCATAACTTTTTCGACAAAGACCGTCTGAAGATCATCGACAATTGTTTGCGTTTGGCTGACCTCATCACAGTAAGCACAGATCCACTCAATGAATACATTTCCAAATTCAACTTTATCCGGTGTCCAATTGCCACGGTCAATAACGCCATCAACGATTTTGTTTTGGGCGAGTTTTTCCCACCTGATTGGAACTACCAAGGCGGGGAAGTAACGATAAATTGGAGGGGATCAGAAACCCATGTACCTGATTTACTTGCTTACAAATGGGCATTTACCAAGCGGGATAACATCAAATGGCAATTTTGGGGTTATGATCCCAGGCTATTGAATACAAAGTGGTACGGGTCATTGGATGAATACGAAGTTAAGCCTTACGAAAAATCCGTTTTGGACTACTTTATGAGCTTTAGGAGATCGCAGCCTCATGTTTTGTTTGTTCCACTTGAGGATAATGAATTTAACCGCTGCAAGTCTGGTATTGCGGCAATGGAAGCCGTTTGGGGCGGAGCCTATCCACTTTGCCCAGATTTACCAGAGTTTAAAGAATTTTTTCCAAGAAATGATCAAGAAATTCCAGTTTTTTTCAACTCATTACTAAGTGACAATAATCATCTTTTTGCTCAATATGTTCAAATGGTCGAAATCGTGAAAGAAAAATACTTGGTATCTGGGTTGGAGCAAAAGCGTTTTGAATTACTTGATAAAATGATGCAGTCATGACCGACTACAACACCAACGACTACCACAAATACTTTTTTGATGCCCAGGTCAAAGGCGGGTACACAACCACAAATTACAATGGTCTTGTAAATCTCCATCAGCAGGGCGCACAGTGGCTATTTGACCATGGAGTGCGCACAGCCTTTGAAATCGGCTCAGGGCTTGGGTTTTTCCTGCAAGGCGCAAAGCGGGTAGGTGTTCAGGCTAAGGGCTACGACATAAATCCATATGAACGAGACTTTGCTATTTCACGCGGTATTGATCCAAACAGCTATATTTTGGGCGTTCCTGATCAGTTCGGAATTGATGGAGAATACGACGCTTTTTACTCAACTGAGGTCTTTGAACACATCGTTGATGAAACGCTTATTCCGCTGGTTGAGCAAATAGCTGAAAAGGGAAAGTTTTTCTTTTTCACCTCAACGCCAAACTACACCACGCCCGAAGCAGATGCAGAGTGGGGCCATATCAACATCAAACCCGTAAATGATTGGATTGCTTTTTTTGAACAACACGGTCTTAAATTTCATTCCCTAAACAAAACCGTTTGTACCTGGGGGGTTGTTATGACTGGCAAAAGATACGAGCTATGATAGCTGTTTTGATGATGTACCGGAACGAGGAAGATATAATTGGGCAATGTATTGAGCATTGGTCCGGGCTTGGGGTTGATGAGTTCTTTTTGTGCGACAATAACAGCACCGACAAATCTCACAAAATAGCCGTTTCAACCCTGGCTAAATGCGGAAAACAGGCGTACCACCTCAATGCTTATGAAGATAATTTCCCTCAGCGGTATATTGTAAACTACTTGAAAACAAAAGCTCTTGAGGCTGGACACCAATGGCTTTTCCCGATTGATGCAGATGAGTTTTTGTGTCTCGACGAATCTTCAATCATAAAATCTCTTAAAGACTTTCAATCTTGCACAACAAAAGAAGGGTATGCTTATGGTCAATACCGATACAAAAACATTATGCCCAATGGCGTTTCTTGGTTTGAACCAAATCATCAAAAAGTTTTTGGCCGCTTAAATCCAGATTGGAACATCAGCATAGGAAACCACGTCATTGAAGGAGTAGATTCTATTTTACCGGCTTATGGCGTTCACCTCAACCACTACCAATACCGAAGCTACGACCAATTCAGGCGAAAAAAAATAACATTTTTCAAGGCGTTTATGAGGGCTGGCTACTACGATCACCCATTTGTGCGGCAATACCGATTGTACCAAAAGCACGGGGAAGCGTACTTGGAGCAGATGTGGGATAATTTATTGAGAGGGGTTGTAAATTTTGAATTTAAATCACACGCGAAATGATCAAACTAAGCACTATTAAGCCGAATCCAAACAATCCGCGCATTATCCGCAATGAGAAGTTTGAAAAGCTAAAGCGAAGTATTGAAGAGTTCCCGGAGATGATTGAGTTACGGCCAATTGTCATTGACGAGACAAATACAATCATCGGGGGTAATATGCGCTTTCGGGCATTGCAAGAGTTGGGAAAAAAAGAAGTGCCAAACAACTGGATCAAAAAAGCGTCGGAGCTTACCGAGGATCAGAAAAAGCGGTTTGTGATTACGGATAATGCTAGTTTTGGGGAATGGGAGTGGGAGACTATTAAATCAGATTGGGACTTGAATTTTGTTGCTGATTGGGGGGTTGACATTCCAGAGTTTGGCTCTAAAAAAATAAAGACCAAAGAAGGCGACTTCAATATAGACAACGACGTAGAAACAGACATAAAAGAAGGCGATTTATTTAAGGTGGGTAATCATTACTTGCTTTGCGGAGATAGTACAAACTCAGAACTAACCTCAAAGCTCATGGGTGGGACAATAGCGGATATGGTTTTTACCGATCCTGATTTCTCAATGACTATTGACCTACTTTTTGCTGCTTATGCTAATTCAAAAATTCATTCAAAAGGGTTTGGTTTTTGGATAGCCGGGGACAAACAGGCGGTTCAATTGGCAATGAATGACTTTGGCAATTTTGCTCATTTTTTTGTTCAAGATTTCAGAAACGCTACAATCATAAGTAATACCCAGGCAATGAGTAGACATACTCTGATTTGCAAGTTTGGGAATATAAAAATGACCAACTTAATGGATGGGTTTAGCACCTTGATACAAATAGCTACGATGAGGACAACAAAAGAACACCGCAAATTCCCTATGGCTAAACGGATAGAATTACCTTCTGAATTTATACAACACTATACCAATCCAGGTGATTCTATTCTTGACCTATTTGGACACTCAGGGTCAACAATGCTTGCTTGCGACCAATTGGGTAGAATTTGCTATACTCAGGAACTCAATCCGAAATACTGCCAGTTAATGATTGATAGAATGAAGCAGGCCGATGAAAATATTTTGGTTGAAAAAATTGCTTAATACGCTGATAATCAGTAAATTGGGTATTATTAACCAAAATGAAAAAAAAATGAACGAAACAGGTATTATTTGGACAGAAGCAACATGGAATCCAATGTCTGGCTGCAAGAAAATTTCAGCGGGGTGTAAATGGTGTTACGCTCTAACCCTTGCTGAAAAATACAGAGGTACAGCCGCTTTTCCAAATGGCTTTGATCTAACGATCAGGCCACACAAACTTAAAGAGCCGCTTAAGCTCAAGAAACCGACTATGATTTTTACAAATAGTATGTCAGACCTTTTTTGGGATGAGGTGCCAGAGTACTACAGAGACCAGATTGTTGATGTGATTGAACAGACTCCGCAGCATGAATATCAGGTTCTAACGAAGCGACCTGAATTAATGCTTAAATATAGTAAGCGGAGAAAGTTGCCGCCTAACTTTTGGGCTGGAACCACGATTGAAAACCAAAAGTCGCTTTATCGGCTTGACATACTCAAGCAAGTTGAGGCAGAGATAAGGTTTGTTTCTTTTGAGCCGCTTATAGAGCGACTTGAAAAATTAGACCTATCAACAATCCAATGGGTGATTACAGGTGGAGAAAGTGGCCCACACATGTGGAAGCAAGAAGAGTGTGAAAAACGCGGACTTGTTTTTTACGACAAGCCAACAAAAACATGGTTCCCTCGCGAAGATCGGATGGACTGGGTTAGGGAAATAAGAGACGAAGCGATAAGGGCAGGCACTAAGTTTTTTCACAAGCAGTGGGGCGGCGCATATCCAGAGGCAGCAGGAAGAGAATTAGACGGGAAGTTTTGGAGCGAGTTCCCCCGCATTCCAGGGGATCGCTTGAAAATTGACAACGCCTACTTAGATTGGATTGAAGCCGGGAAACCAAAGAAAGAAGGGGAAAAAGACAAGTTGTTACTTGAAACAGTATAATACCTTTTTTCGTTTAATTTTCGGGGGCTTTATTGTCCCCGTTTTTTCAAATACACTATATGGCACACGAGCTAACCCAGGCAGATAGGGACAAAGGAAACGCCACACGCAAGGCCAGAACTGCAACACAAAAAAAGCAGATGCTTGACGCGCTTAAAACGACGTTTGGACTTGTCAAGCCAGCAGCCGAGAAAGTGGGCATTGAACGAAGCACTCACTGGCGATGGGTGAACGAAGACCAGGAGTATGCAAATACCGTACTTGAGATACAAGAAAACAACCTGGACTTCGTAGAGATGAATATGTACAAGCAAATAGCAGAGGGCAACCATATGCTTATCATGTATGTGCTGAACAACAAGGGCAGCGCCAGGGGATACGGTAAACGACTGCTTCAAATGGGCGTTGGAACAACACAAGAATTGGCAGACATTCCAAAAATAGTATGGGTGAAATCCGAGTAAATGAAAAGTTTGCCCCCTTATTTGAAGCTCCAAAAACTCGCTACGTTCTGCTATCTGGTGGCCGTGGTGCTGCTAAGTCTTTTGCTATTACCCTTCTTTGCTCTCGTATCATGGCAGAGCATCACAACCAAAGAATCTTATACACCCGCTACACAATGGCGGCGGCCAATGATTCGGTAGTCCTTGAATTTGCTGAAAAGATCGACATTCAAAACCTTCACCCCTACTTTACCCAAAA